TGGGAACGGTGAGATCTCGTCATCCGACGCTCTTCTCGATGATCAGCGGCATGTGAAAATTACGGATTCTGGCGGCAACTACTGGTTCTTCGAGGACGCAACCTACATCCATGCGGCCATCGAGTACCAGACCGGTTACTTCTCCCACCTTGGGTTTGGCATTCTGACCAAGCTAGGCAGCTACACAGGCGGCGAGTATTGCTACGGCACCAAAGAAGTCAGTAGCTCTGCCCACAAATCGGGTGTCCAATCCTGCCTGTTGGATGGGGTGAAAACCTTATCCGCAACTAACAACTCCGATGAGGCTGCGACTATTCACATCGAGTCACTCCCTGGCCAACCTGCTGGAAGCAAGTGGGGGTTGACCGGTGGAACTGATAGCGGGACTACATTTCTAGCCGCTGGAACCGATCGTGGCGGCATCGCAAGAGCGTTCATCCAGGGTGGCTTTCGTGGGGGACCGGACTCCTACCAATATGCTCGATTCAATGGCAACAACAACAGCGGCCTGATTCCGATGTATCCGATCTCGTGCTGGTATGTAGATTCCAGCACCACTTCCGATTGGTATCCATTGGGCTATCAGCCAGACGTGCGCGGGATCAACATCGATGCGTTTGCCGCAGGCGACGAGATCACAGTTGGTTCAGATACTTGGGTGGTGTTCCCGATGAAGAACCGCCCAGAGGTGGACGGCACTAACAACTCTGGCCACTGCGGTATCGCCTACAAGAAGGTTACCTGATGGCAACCTATTCCGGGGCATTGGTTGGCAGCATGCTGGTCTCGGTTGGTGCTTCACATCAACCTATCCAAGCTACGCCGTTCACCAATGTCGTGGATCGACCGCCCAGCGATGTGCTGGCTGGTACGGACGAGGGCGGCGGTCCTGGGCACTCTATACCGGTCTCTAGCACAACCTATACCGGCTCGATTTCAGATAGTCAGGGTGCTCTTTGGTTCGACACGGTCCACATCACGCCCCGTAGCAAGATCGAGTTCGGCAACATCGTCGGTGTGATCACCAACGAGTTTGAAGTCTTCTCCGCATACCGGACAACGACCACAACCCTTAGTTCCATCACCAACAACCTCGGTGATGGAACTGCTCTTGAGGACACAACTGCCCCACAAACTCTCTACCCCTTCACGTCTATCCTAGATCCGTCATCAGCTAGGTTGACGCCGGTCAAAGACGTGCTCAAGGCGTTGCCTAGCGGGTTGGCGACTTTCGACAGCACGCTGATCTTCGTGTTCAGCACAGGGGAGACGCCAACACTCTATGCCTCTGGCAACCGCATCGTCGTCTGGCCTGAGATTTGGGACGCTGAGTTCGACGAGCAGTGGCGGTTCAAGACCGACATCCTAGAAGCCCTGTCGGGCAAGGAGCAACGTGTCGCCCTCCGCCAGAAGCCGCGCCAGTTTTTACAGACTACGTTCACGCTAACTGACTCTGCCAGACAACGAGTTCAGTCCCTACTGCACGGGTGGCAACAAAACCTGTTCCTGCTACCCATGTTTCACACTGGCACGAAGAGCACGGCAGCCATCTCTTCTGCCGCAACTTCTGTCTCAGTTGAGAGCACGGCATCGCTTGAGTTCCGAGTCGGTGGTTATGCGGTCTTGTACCAAGACAACCAAGTCAGCGAAGCTGTGACGATCACCAACGTCACGTCGACTTCCATCGAGTTCACTGGTTCGCCAACGCTGAACGCATACGCTGCCAACACGCGAGTGTTCCCTGGGCGGCTCTGCTTCATCGCGAATGCTGTGTCGGGCAGCCGCTACAGAACGAACATGGAGAAGTTTCAGGTGTCTTGGCAGGCGTACGACAACGACACGGGTGCTCCGAGTGGTAGCATCGGCAGCTTCAGCACGCATGCCGGTGACGTGATCTTCTCCGGCTGCAACCTGATGGGCTCCACACAGATGCCAGTGCAGCACGTCAGGAATGTGACCTACGTCGATAACGAGACTGGACTGATCGCAACTTCCAGCCGTTGGGACCGCAACAAGCGTAGCTCCGAGAAGGGCTTCTTCATGGCTACGCAAGCCGACATTGAGGAGATCCGTAAGCTACTGATCTACCTACAAGGCAAGCAAAAGCCGTTCTGGCTGCCCACGTTTATCGAGGACCTGACTCCCGTTGCGGGCGTGCTGGCCACGCAGTTTACGTTGGACATCAACCACGTAGGATTCACCCGGTTCATCGGATCTGGGCTCAAGCCCAAGAAGACGCTGCGGGTTACGTTTACCGATGGAACCGAGGCGATCTCTGACATCCAATCTTCAGCAGAGGTCAGCAGTACTGTTGAACGGGTAACGCTGGGAGATGCTTGGGCGGCGTCCAAAACCGTGGACGAGATTGAGCGGGTCGAGTACCTCGAACATGTCAGGTTCAACACCGACAGCTTTACTTTCCGCTACAGAAGGGCTGGCGCGGCCACGATGGTAGCTCCAGTGATCACTGTTTATGACTAGCTTCGCAGACTACGAGACTTCTGTTGCTGGCTCACGCCCACTTGAGATCTACGAGTTCACGGCAGATGGTTCGACGACCCGCTACACGTCTGCGGCAACCGATCTAACGGTTGGTGTGAACACCTACACAGCGATCCCAATCCGTCGGTCGGCGATCACAACTTCCCAGGGGCGCAAGGATACGCTGACGATCACGTTCTCGCGGGACAACAGCTATGCCCTCGGGTTCTTGAACGCTAATCCTGCCGCGATAACCACCGTGGCGATCTACCGCCTTCAGGTTGACGAGACGCCAACCTTCAACACGAAGGCGCTCATCTACAAGGGCACGCTGAGTTCTGGGAACTACGCCAAGGGTGGCGAAGAGATCAGTCTTCTCTGCCGATCAATCGAATCGGTTTCTGGCAAGCCAATGCCAGACTTGAAATTCATGGGCATGTGTAACCACACGCTCTTTGACAATCAGTGTGGGGTATCGACGACTGGATTCTCGTTGCTATTAGCGCCGGTCACTGCTGTCTCTGGAACCGTGATCACTGTGACTGGAGCCAACAGCCAAGCTGACGGCTATTGGGCAGGTGGGTGGTGCAAGCCATCTGGGTTGAATGAATTCCGCATGGTGATTAGCCACTCTGGGAACGACCTAACCGTCTTGCTTCCGTTTACCCAAAACATCACGGGGAGCCAGATCGATGTCTACGCGGGCTGCGACCACCGGTTTGATGGGGACTGCTCGAACAAGTTCGACAACGTCCTCAACTTCGGCGGGTTTCCGTATGTCCCGACCAAGAACCCGTTTGCCACAGGAATTGACTGATGGGCTTTTTCCTTTTTCTGGGTCTTCTGGTCATATCCATAGCTCTAAATGAGCTTTTAGCACCCAAACCAAACTTTGAAGATGCCGTCCCATCAGGGCTGGGGGATTTCAACTTTCCGACTGCGACAGAGGGGCGGGTCGTTCCGCTGGTTTTTGGGCGTGTTGCGCTCAATGCCCCTAACGTCGTTTGGTATGGAGCCTTTGACGCAGTTCCTGTCACGAAAAAAGTGCGGACGACGCTTTTTCAGAGCGAACGTGTTACCACCGGCTACCAATATTACGTTGGTATGCAGGGCGCTCTGTGCCAAGGCGAAGTCGAATCGATCCACAAGATCTGGATTGGTGATGACCTTGTTTACTCTGGCTCAGCCCCTGGGGGAGAGATCGACATTGATGAGCCAGAGTATTTTGGCGGCAGTGATGGGAACGGCGGATTTCAGGGCACGTTTGATTTCTACTTAGGATCGCCTACGCAAACTGCGGATGACTTCCTAGCGATCTATCAAGATGCTGGGGCCGGAACGAACAGGACGCCTGCTTACCGCAATATCTGCTATTTTGTTTTGCGTGCGCTGACGTCTACTGCCGCAGCATCGGCAGGAGTTGGGGCCTACGTCGGCAATAGCACCAACATCAAGCCGCTCAAGTTTGAAGTCTCGCGGTATTCCGCCGCCATGGCTGGGCAACCGGCGGGCGAGCACAAGATCGGTGACGACTGCAACCCGATCAACGTACTCTACGAGCTACTGACCGACACTCGGTGGGGATTTGGGATCAACTCTGGCGACGTCGACCTATCCTCGATGCTTGCTGCCGCCCACACCTGCTACACGGAAGGCATCGGGTTTTCTACGGTTCTCGCAACGGCGTCCGATGCTGCAACAGTCCTGATCAGCATAGAGAAGCACATTGACGGGGTTGTGTTTCTCGACAAGCTGACAGGGCTTTGGAGGGTCAAACTTGCTCGGGCAGACTACGTGCTTGCGGACACCCCGCACCTAACTGTCGACAACGTCATCGAGGTCAAGGAGTTTTCGCAGGGGTCGTGGAGCGACACAGTCAACCGCGTTGACATCAAGTTCAGCCACCGAGCAAGTGACTACACCACTTCCTACGCTACGAGCAACGACAGCGCGAACTTCATAACGCAAGGCGGCGGAACCATCTCAACCGGCAACCGGATCACTGCCGAACTTTCCTATTCAACGGTGATGACGGCTAGCGCCGCAGCGATCATTGCCTTTCGGGAACTACGCACCCGCAGCTACCCCCTGGCTCGTGGCCAGTTTGTGATCAACCGCGAGATGTGGGACGTCAACATGGGGGACGTCGTCCGCTGGACAGACAGCCGGTATGGCTATGACCAGCTTGCTATGCGGATCACAAAGGTAGACTACGGCGACCTGATCAGTAATAAGATCACGATTAGCTGTGTGCAGGACGTGTTCCAGTACGGAGACGCCGCGTTTGGCGCACCACCAGCGACCAGTTGGGGGGCTAACTACGGCTCTCCGATTGCCTACCCTCCCGATGAACAGCTAATAATCGAAGCGCCCAGGAAACTTGTGCTTCTTTCTGGTGTCAGTCTTACCGGTGACCCAAACATAGAGAGGTCTCGCCTTCTGCGAGCGTTCCGCAAGCAATCTGGAGACACTGGGCATGAAAACTGGATGCGGTCAGATCCAAGTACTCCAATCCCCATCCCGTATGTGAACGACAGCGTTGGAGTTGAGTATTGCGCGATTGGCACGCTTGCGAAAGACATCAACGTGCTCGGCGATCCGGGTGATCAGACCAATAGTGATGCCACACTGACTATCAACGTAACGGAAGGGCCAAGTTCGTTTTCGCAGATTCAGTACTGCTTCAACCCAAGCCCAGTTTCGGAAGAAGCGCAGGGCACAGAGCTACTGAACCTGATCATGATCGGCAACGAGTTCCTCACCTGTGACTACGTTGCTGTTGTCGGGTCTACGCTCTACATCCACGGGCCGAAACGAGGGGTTCTTGACTCAAGTCAGGAGTATCACACAGCGGGAGCAGACGTGTTCTTCCTAGGCCTTGGGCTAGAAATTAGCACGGAGAGCGGAACTGGAACGTCTTACTGGCAGGCATACGCTCGGATGCAGAACTACCGGGGAGAAACCTACGGCCTCTCGCCAACTGTTGCGAGCGGCCAGTTCAGCAGGCGGATGGTGAAGCCGTACCCGGCGGCGGGCGTTCTCTACAACTCCAGCACCAAGGCTTACGTCACCTCGCCGAGCATCGACGGACTCGGGACTTCGGAAAACGACCGCAGAATGGACGTCGATTTTCGCGCAAGGCTGTTCTTGAACAGCGACGAAGTTGTTGCCTTGACTACCGATGACTCGTCTGTCAGCACGTATAACACGGAATACCAGCTTGTAGTGCGGGCTGATCCAGACGGGGCGAATGACCTAGTCTACCAGTCTTCTTGGTCTGCAAACGGCACTACATTCCCAGTCTTGCGAACTGAGTTCTTCGATGTCGCAGAGGCTGGGACACTTTGCGAGGCCACGCTGACCAGTAGGCATACCTACACTACAGGCGGATCTACCTACACCAACGTCGAGTGCCTCTACCCACTGGTGCATCGCTCCACGCCAACGAGCGCGACCTACAGCGGCAAGTACTACATGGGCGGTGGACTGGCGATCAATGAGGCTACGCCCAACGTCTACGAGGTAGCAAGCACGGCTACACACCGTCTTGTTGCGGCGACAGCGGTCACCTCTGGTGCTTTGCAATACAGAGTCAACGCTGGAGCTTGGGCTGACCTCATCACCAGTGGGACTACAGGTGACGTGCTTCTAAATGCTGGCTAACAGATCGAGTTCCGACGCACCGCTGACTTCGGGCCGGTGCTTTGCCACCTGTTGGACAACACAAAGTTTGGCCAGATCGTGGCTTACTTCACCTGCAAGAACTGATCAGTGTGTGTTTGACATCCGCTGGTTTTCGCTACGATGAACGCATAAGCACTATGACGTAAGTTTGTTGGCCTAGAGGAAACCATGCTATCCCTGCTCCAGAACACAGACCCTACGTGGCTCACGATTCTGGAGCGCCTAGGGTTGCCCATCTTCCTTGTACTCTTCATCTGCGCAGTTGCCTGGAAACTGCTGCCACATGTCGTCGAATGGTTCAAGCAGGGAACTGTGTCGGCGAAGATCGTTGCTGATGCGATCCCGGACATGCGCGAGAGTCTGCACCAGATGGCGCAATCGACGTTGATCGGGGAGGAGAAGCTAAAAACGATCGAGCAGAAGGCGGATCAAATCCACCGTAACACTGAGCAGATCCTGCGCCTTGTGGAAGTTGCATCGGCAAGCCGCTTGCCGTCCTCGTGATGCGTGGTAGTCTGTTGCGGCGCACTTTCGCGCCAGAAACCAAGAACCATGAAGAAAGCTATTCTCTACGCGCTCTGCGCGTTTCTCGCCGCATGCACTGTTGAGGCGTGGTCGCGGACTTGGAGCCCCGAAGGGGCGAAGCTCACTGAGCACTACGTCAAGATCGAGTTCGAGAGCATGGCCGTATCCGCCCCTGGTGGAACGCTCGTGCGCCTCGGCGATGCTTGGGCAGGTGCAGAGCAGAAGACTTATGAGGTCTTTGACGCCGATGGTGACGGCAAGCCTGACTACGGGCGCGACCCCGCCAACAACAAGTTCTACAAGATCACCGGCTGGACCGAGATCCCAGCACCA